TAATATGAAGCTAATGATGAAGCAAAGGTTTTTAGGGACAGAAGATATAGTGGTAGGTAAGACAGTAATTGAGAATCAGGTAAAGCACACCAGTGATCTGGATGTTGGCGAAATGGTGTATTTTTTGGATCAGTGTTATAGTTGGGCGAGGGACAACGGAATATTCTTAGAAGTGCCAGAGAATTCCGAGTATCAAAAGCTGAAAAACCAACAGGAGAGTTGAATGATTAAGGCTGACCCCAGAACGCTTATAGAATTTACAACAACTGAAAGACAAAAAGAAGTAGTGAATGCCGTTATTAAAAATGGCTCTGCTACAAAAGCCGCCAAAGAACTAAAGTGTGACAGACGAACCGTCGATAAAATGATAGTTCGACTAGAAAAGATAGCCGCATCCAACGGAGTAGCCCCCCATAGAGATGTAGACCATCGCACTATGGAAGGCTTTAACACTAAGTTTGTTACAAGCAGATATGATGGAGAGGGTAATCTACAAGGGCAGTATGTAAGACAAGAAAAAGGCAAGTCAATTAGCCTGTCAGAAGTCATAGAAGCTATCGAGGGATTTGAATGGAAACCTGCCCCTAAGATTAAAACGCCTAAAGGACATGACTCAGAACTATTAACGCTTTATACCTTAACGGATTTTCACTTGGGAATGTATTCATGGCAAGCCGAAACTGGTGATGCTTGGGATATGTCTATAGCGGAGCATGAAGCATTGTCTGCGATTACTCGAATGGCAGACGGCTCACCTAACAGCGAAACAGCAATACTAAATCTACAGGGTGATTTTTTACACTGGGATGGATTGTTAGCAGTGACTCCTGCTTCTAAACACGTACTTGACGCAGACACGCGATATGGAAAGCTAATAGAAATGGCTTTAACTATCACGATGCAATGTATTGAAATACTGCTGTCTAAGCATAAGAAGGTCAAGCTACTAGTATGTGAAGGCAACCACGATGAATCTGGGTCTGCGTGGCTGAGAAAAGCCTCTAAGGTAATCTACAAGAATAACCCTAGATTAGAGGTAGATGATACTGAGTTTCCATATTACGCTCACTTGCATGGCGAAATCATGTTGGGCTTTCATCATGGACATAAAAAGAAAAACTCAGCACTGCCAACCTTATTTAGTTCAGAGCCACGTTACAGGGCTATGTGGGGTAATTCTAAATACTGCTATATTCATACAGGGCATTATCACCACACTGAGCAAGATATGTCTGAGCAGGGGGGTGCTATCGTAGAGCGTCACCCGACAATTGCAGGTAGCGATGCTTACGCGGCTAGAGGCGGCTATGTCAGTTGGAGGGCGGCTCACGCAATAACATATCATTGCACAGCAGGAGAGCATTCTAGAAAAACCGTTGTTCCGAGCCTCAAGGATGAGTAATGTTATTAAACTACACTCAGGGACAATTACTCTTAACAAACTATTCTGTGATTGCGGACAGTCTCTTGAGTACTGGCTTGGGGATGATGGCTGTGGTTACGGTATTTGTGCTAGGTGCGATCTACATTGTCCAGAAGAGGTTACAGTGCAAGGAGAAGAAGAATGTCAAAAGCATTAAATAAGCAGGTAGGGGGCAGTCATTACAAGTTGCCGATACAGCCAGTTGAGTTTATTTACAAAAACGATCTGGATTATATTCGCGGAAACGTCATTAAGTACGTAACCAGAAAGAAGAATGGGGCAGAAGATATACTGAAAGCCATTCACTATTGCGAGATGTTATTGGAGTTGGAGTATGGCGAAGAAGAAGAAATCTACGGTAGCACAGGAAGTCGAGAAAGCCGCAAAGTTGCTACAAAGATTAGTTAGATTAAAGGCATCAGATGACAACGGCTATTGCCAGTGCGTTAGCTGTGGTCGTATTGGTCATTACAAGACAATGGATGGAGGGCATTTTTACAGCCGAAGACATTCTAGGCTAAAACTGTTTATGGAAAATGTTGCACCTCAGTGCAAGCGATGCAATATGAACATGGGTGACGCAGTTGTTAGTGAAGGTTATCGCACATACATGATAGATATGTATGGAGAGAGAAGGGTAAAAGCAATGAAACGGCTAACCTATCTTCCACCAAGAAAATGGGTAAGAGAAGAAGTTATTCAGTTTTCACGCGATCTAAAAGAGCAAATAAAAGATCAAGAATGGCGAATAGGCGAGATTTAATTTTCGTTCTATATACGAAAAAGTTCTAAGAAACACATTTTTTATTCCATAATATTATATACAAATTAGTTTACATTTAGGGTTATGTAAGTAATAATGTACCTACATTCAATAAAACAAGGTAATAAATTATGAAATACGAAATCAATCAAAAAGTTTGGGTTAAATGCGCTAACACTAATGCTTGGGTTAGCGGCTTTGTTACTGGCACAACAGAAAAACGAGTCAGAGTTTACAATGAAGTAAGATGCCTAGAAGGTTTGTACGCTCCACAAAATGTATCTGTAAAATAATTAAACAGCCCCCCTGGGGGCAATCAATTAAATGTTTTATCATGAAATATCATGAAAGGGGAAACACAATGAAATTATCAAACTCAAGAATAGCCGCACAAAACAGAGCCGCACGTTACTTGGCTCAAAAAGCATTCGAAAAAACTCAGAAAGAAGACCATGATGCAGATATGTTTATGGCTTTTATTACTGGCATATCCGTTGCAGTAGTTGTTGGTATGGGTTATCAAATGTACGTACTGGGGGCGTTGTAATGTCTATTAGCACTGTTAAAAATAATATAGCTGAGAGCATCCTGTCGATGAAGCAAGATTGGGATGGTGACATTTTAGAACTGGACTGCGATTGGAAAGACCACTTCTGTTACATATTCTTAGACGTTATGGAGTCATGGTGGGATGATGTATTACCTTACCCTGTCATTGACCGTAGAGGCTTTCTGGAGTTGCTGTATAACGGCTCTAACGAAGAGAGACTGTCAGGGGTTTTACGTGACGACATTTACCTCGCCATTGAGCCAACATTGCGTGACATAGTTCAAGAGGTATATGATGAAGTTTACAATACACCTGTAGAACCATTCGCAGGTTATGAGAGAGGGCAATAAGATGATAGATTTTCTAGGAACAGTGACAGCTATATTTATTCTTGCATACTTGATGAGGGGATCATACTTTATAGTACAAGATGCACAGAAACGATGGGAAGAGAGAAACAAATAGACCAAGGCTCCCCTAGCCTTTTGAGCCAGATTAGTCCACTGGTGGTCGAGACGGACTATTAATTTAATGCATAACGCAGATGATTAAATAGCATTATTTATCATAAGCTAACCTGTATAGAATGCGCCTCCACCAACCAGAGAGGCATTTATGATTCTATATATGATCGTTTTTTGCGTTATTAGCCTATGCGCGATAGCCAAAGATGAATTTAATTAACACTTTTAGTAATTTATAGTACAATACGGCAACTAATTACATACAGGTGATAGTATGGAGTTGCAATTAGTAACCAAAATCAATGAAGTTTACAAGCGAGAGTGGTTTGATTTGCTTGATAAGATAGATCAGATCACTCAAACTCTTGGCTATGCTGAGTACAACAGGCAACAATTCAGGGCTGAGATCATTAACTGGTGTGAAGAAGTCGATGCCAAGTTAAATGAACCACCACCAGAACCTATAATCCCACAACCTTTATCAGAAGAAGTATTTGGAACAGAGCAGTAATGGGCAGACCTAAGTGGATACCAGACGAACTAACCTGCAAGAAAGCTAAGGACATGGCTTCTAGAGGGCTTACGATCTTACAGATAGCCGATTGCCTTGGTGTAAGTCACACGACCATTTACGAAAGACAGAACGAGTTTCCTGAGTTTGCTGAGGCTATAAAAAGGGGTAGAAGTCAAGGAATAAAAGAAGTTGCTAACGCCCTGTTTGATAAAGCTGTTGGGGGTGATACCACTTCAATGATCTTTTATCTTAAGAAAAGAGACAGAGAATCGTGGGGAGATGAGTACATTGACCCAGTAAAAGAAATCCCTCCTATCAATATTATCGTAGACAGCAATGCAATTAACCAAGAGTCAAAGTGAGATATTTTGTTCTAACTCTCGCTTTCGAGTATGTGTGGGAGGCCGCAGATTTGGGAAAACCTTTCTTTCAACGGCTGAATTACTCAAAGCGGCCATTGGTGGCAAGAATAGAAACTGTTGGTATTTAGCCCCAACCTATCAGGCGGCCAAAGAAATTGCTTGGTCTATGCTAATCGACACCATTCCAGAAGAGTACATCGTCAAGACTAATGAAACTTCTTTAACTTTGAAACTAATCAATGGATCAACGATCAGCCTTAAAGGGGCTGAAAACGCTCAGAGTTTAAGAGGAAGGGCACTAGACTTCTGCGTGCTAGATGAATTCGCAGATATGCGGCCAGAGGCATGGTATGAGGTTATACGTCCGTCACTATCTGACAGGCAGGGTTCAGCCCTATTTATCGGAACACCGAAAGGCAGAAACCACTTTTACGACTTGTGGGCATCTGGCTTAAACAAAGAGAATGATTGGCAGAGTTTCCAATATACAACCCTACAGGGTGGTAATGTTCCTGAATCAGAGGTTGAAGCGGCTAAAATAGACTTAGATGAGCGTACTTTTCATCAAGAATATTGTGCAGAGTTTGTTTCATATAGTGGCATTATTTACTACTCCTTTAGCCGTGAACACTCTGTCTTGGCGTGTGGCGATGATAATGGTACACTGTTAATCGGTATGGATTTTAACATATCCCCAATGAGTGCTTGCATTGCTATACGTAAAGGCGGGAAGCTGTATATCTTTGACGAGATTTGTCTTTTTGGGTCTAATACTGACGAGATGGTTACGGAAATAAAACACCGTTACCCTAACCGTCATATAGTTGTGTTTCCAGACCCCGCATCAAGACAGCGTCGAACTTCGAGCGCAGGTGGTCGTACAGATTTGTCGATCTTACAGAACGCAGGATTTGAGGTTAAAGCCAAGAAGTCCCATGCTCTGGTTAGAGATAGAATAAACGCAGTGAATAGCCGTTTACTGTCTAGCAGTGGTGAACGGAATTTGTTTGTTAGCCCTAAATGTAAGCAGACGATTAAGAGTTTAGAGAGACAAACATATAAGGAAGGAACGAGTATTCCAAACAAAGATGATGGCTACGATCATATGAACGATGCCCTTGGTTATCTTGTGGAGACGATTTTTCCTGTTCGCACAGAATACAACACACCACAACCTACTAGGTGGACTTGATGAGATTGAACGCAGATACAACACACCCTGACTATGATAAATACGAGAGCCGATGGGAGTTCTATGTTCGCTCTTATCTGGGTGGAGAAGATTACTTTAATGGCGCATATCTAACGCGCTATATATCAGAAACCAGTGATGACTACGACCGCAGACTTGATCTGACACCCCTAGATAACCACGTTAAGAACATCGTGCATATCTATTCTAGCTTCCTATGGCGAGTGCCACCTACCAGAGCATATAACAGCGCGGCTAACAATGTCGCCTTAGAGCCGTTTCTAGATGACTGTGACTTAGAGGGTCGTAGCTTCAATGCGTTTATGCGTGAATGCCAGATATGGGCAAGCGTCTATGGTCATGTTTGGGTAATGATGGACAAGCCTAAGTCTAACGCAGGTACAAAGGCAGAAGAGTTAGCGCAAGACATCCGACCTTATGTAACTATGTTTACCCCTGAGAACGTCTTAGATTGGAACTACGTAAGAACCCCTAGTGGTAGATTTGAACTTGATTACCTTAAGGTCAGAGAGTCTGTTATACGTGTAGATGAGACGACCACAGAGACTTACTACCGCGTCTGGTACAAAGACCGCGTGGAGTTATGGCATTCTGTTAATGACCTTGATAAGCAAATAGAGGTTGATAACAACGTACTAGGTCGCATCCCTGCTGTATTCCTACCTGCTAACCGTAGCGTCACCAGAGGTATAGGGTTGAGTGACATAGCAGATGCAAGCTATATGCAACGCGCTATCTACCAAGAACTGTCAGAGATAGAACAGCTTATACGGATCAGCAACCACCCGACCCTGTGTAAAACGCACGGTACAGATGCCAGTGCAGGAGCAGGGGCAGTCATTAATCTACCTGATGATATGGACGCAAGCCTAAAGCCTTACCAACTACAACCTAGTGGACAGAACTTAGACGCTGTACGCGCATCTATAACCGATAAGATCGAATCTATTAACCGCATGAGCCATATGGGTGCTGTACGTGGCACAGAAGCTATGACCATGAGTGGCGTGGCTATGCAGACAGAATTCCAAATGCTCAATGCGAAATTAGCAGAAAAGGCTGATCTACTAGAATTAGCTGAAGAGCAGTTATGGCTGTTGTTCTGTGATTGGCAAGACGTTACCCCTGATGTAGAGATATTCTATCCAGATGCATTCGACCTACGTGATTACGATAAAGAACTAATGTTCCTTCAGCAGTTGCGTTCTACTGGCGTTAAGTCAGTTACATTGTCACAAGAGATAGACAAGAAGATTGCCGATTTGTTGCTTGATGATGAGGAACTTGCAAAGTCACACGTTGAAATAGAATCTGGTACACAAGTATTAGGTCAGTTTAATGAACAGGCACTTGAGATCGGAAGCTAATGGCCGCAGATATTGATCAGTTGCGTGAACTGATTAGGCTTGCTGAAACCCATCAGGCAAAGTTAGCAAGCGCGTTAGTTAAGCTAGAGAATCGTATAGCTGACATCATGGCTACTGCCCCGCTAAGAGATGGCGAGTTGTTTGACCTAGAGTGGGCTGTACAGGCTAGGGTTGTTCTGCGTGAGGCTATAGAGCAAGAATACCTAACGGTAGTTGATGGCTTAGTTCGACAGTATAACGATGTAGCGGCTAAGGCTATTGCCATGCTAGGGCAGTACGGTGACATTGCTAACCTAGATGCTAGTATTATTCAGCAGTTACAGAGCCTAACCTTTAAAGGCTTTGAGGATTTAGGACAACAGTACCTAGATGTCATTGCTAAAGAGGTCTACGAAAGCACCCTAACAGGAACACCATTTGCCGCAAGCGTAGCAACGATTAGAGCCACTGTAGGCAGTGATCTAGGGCGTTATGCTAGTCAGCAGTTACACGACTCCCTAATGCAGTTTGACGCGGCTGTAAACACTAGAGTTGCCTTAGAGTCAGGTGCTAAAGAGTTTAAGTATCAAGGGCCAGATGATGAGGTCACTAGAGCATTTTGTGGAAAGCACGTAGGCAAGACATATACTAAAGAAGAAATTGAAGAAATCTGGTCTGGTAGTTGGACTGGTAAGATAGATGGTAATCCATTTATTGTGCGTGGTGGCTATAACTGCCGCCATAGGTTTAGGGCTGTATTCTAAGGAGACAATCATGCCACAAGGTAAAGGTACATACGGTAGTAAAGTAGGACGACCCAAAAAGAAGAAAAAAACCAAGAAATAATTATATGCTACAATGTTAATTCACCAATACTCTATAAGAGGTTCGTAACATGAGCGATGAAATCATGGCATCAGAAGCTGATACTGAGACAGCGGCAGTAGAAACTCAGGAAACCAAGACCTTTACTCAGGACGAACTAGATCGAATTGTTGCGGATCGCGTAGCAAGAGAGCAAAGAAAGTTCGACAAGAAGATACAAGGCATTGATCTGGATGACGCAAAGGAACTGATGGCAAAGCGTGAAGCCGCAGAACTGGAACGACAAAAGGAGCGTGGCGAGTTTGATTCTATCCTTAAGAAAACGGTCGAAAAGAAAGATATGGAAATACAGAGTTACAAAAGCAAGTTGCAACAGACGCTCGTAGATGGAGCGATTCTTGGTGCGGCTTCTAATAATAACGCTGTCAATCCAAATCAAGTATCACAGTTATTGAAAGACCAGACCAGACTATCAGATGATGGAACGGTAGAGGTGCTAGACGGTAACGGTGTACCGCGATACAATGACAGCGGTGATCTGCTATCAGTTAATGAAATGGTATCAGAATTTTTAACAGTAAACCCACACATGGTCAAAGCGTCACAAGGTGGCACAGGCTCGATGGGTAACACTGGTGGCTCTACACAGAAGCCTCAATCTGTGGCAGATATGGTTGCTAACTGGAGTAATGGCGGCAAAGAAGCATTTGCCTCCATGAAGAAAAAGTAACCACCAAACCACTATTTAATTTTTTGAGGATACAATCATGGCCGCAACAACTTCAACAACTCTTGACGATCTCTTTGTAAATATCGTCGCACAAGCACGTTTCACTGCTGAAGAGCAGTCCCTAATGATGGGTCTCGTTACTCAGTACAACATCCAAGCCCAAGCAGGAAAGACCATTCAGGTTCCTAAGTACCCTGCCATTGCCGCGGCAAACTTGACCGAAGGCACTGACATGACTAGCACTACTGTTTCTACTTCTTCAGTTTCTGTAACTGTAGGAGAGGTAGGCGCACAGGTTCTATTGACTGACATGGCTACTTACGGTGACGGCAACCCTGCTGTTGAGTTAGGTACTGTTCTTGGTAACGCTATCGCTACTAAGATTGATACTGACCTTATTGCTTTGTTTGACGGTTTCTCTGGTTCTATCGGAACCGCAGGAGCAGAGATCACTGTAGCTGACCTATTTAAGGCCGCGGCTACTTTGCGTTCTAACAAGGTTACTGGAACTATCAATGCTGTTGTACACCCATTCCAAGCGTACCAGTTGAAAGCTAACCTAACTAACACCTTTGCTAACCCAAATGGTGGCGACTTGCAGAACGAAGCAATGCGTAACGGTTATGTTGGTACTATCGCAGGTATCAATGTATATGAGTCTGCTAACGTAGCTATTGATGGTAACGACGATGCTAAAGGTGCTGTATTTGCTCCAGAAGCATTGATGATCGCTATGAAGCGTGACTTCAACATTGCGCCTCAGCGTGATGAGTCACTACGCGCATTCGAGTTAAACGCTACTGCTGTATATGGCGTTGCTGAACTTGATGATGCATTCGGTGTTGAGATTCTATCTGACTCCGCATTGTAAGACTGACTGCCCCTTCTTCGGAGGGGGCTTTCTTATAAGGTAAAATGGTAATGGCATATTCAAGCGATGCAGATTTATTAAAGTTAATTCCAGACATTCTCGATCTAGGTATCGAGTCTTTTGTATTGGAACACCCAAAAGCACAGGCAGACATACAGCGCGAGTTACGGATTAAATGGTGGCCGCGAAAGAATATTGCAGGTGAGATGGACAACAGCAAACTTACCTCAACACAGTTTACAATGGCAAGTGCCTATCTAGTATTATGGCGTTATGCTTTACCGCAGTTAACCAACTGGGTAGAGGGTGATCGATTCCAAAGCATGATTGATTTCTACAAGGCGCGATACGGTGAAGAGTTAGAGGCTGTATTGGCTGATGGCGTTGACTATGATGCAGATGGCGATGGCGTTATTAAGGAAGATGAAAAGCAACCTGTAGGACAAAGGTTAGACAGATAATGGAATTTACTGTTGACGCTGATTTTAAACAAGCATCTCGCGCTTTAAAAAAGAGAGGCAAAGATTTAAAGTCGAGCGTTAAAAAAGCCTTATTAATTACAGGATTAAAAGGCATAGAAATTATAGAAGATAGAACCAGTAAAGGAAGAAGTTACAAAGGTTCGTTTTTTAAGAAGTATAATGCTCAATATAAAGCATATAGACTTTCAAGAGGTAGAAGCAGTAAGCCTAATTTAGAGTTTACTGGAAAAATGCTTGGTAGCATGGCGGTAATATCTAGTAGTAGGCAAGCAGAGATTTACTTTACTAGAGGCACTGAATCTAAGAAAGCGGCTATGAATGAAAAGAAAAGACCGTTTTTCGGGTTTAGTCGGAGTGAGCAAAAGCAACTTGGTAAAGTATTTGAAAGGTATTTGAAATGAGCGTAAGAGAAGAAATAGCTGAAAATATTGTTACTACACTAAAGGGCATTAAAAGCCCTGTTGCTGTAAAATATGCTACTCGTGAGCCGTTTGACTTTGAGAAGCTGTCTAACGCTCAATACCCTGCTGTCTTAGTGCGTAGTGCTGATGAAAGCAGAGAAGATACATCGATAGGTGGATCGATAACCCAGAGAATGGGTACGATTAATTATGACTTGGTTTGTTTTGTTAAAGGCTCTGCGATTGACAGTGCAAGAAACAACATAATCGAGGCGATTGAAGAAGGTCTTGACGTTGACCGTACTAGAGGCAGTAAAGCCATAGATACGCAGGTAGTCAATGTTGAGATAGATGAAGGTTCTATTGATCCCATTGGTGGGGTCATTATTACAGTCCGTATAGTATATCAGTATACTCGCGGCACAACTTAACTTAACTTAAAAGGTACATATCATGGCGACTAAAACAGGCGCATCTGGAGTAGTAAAAGTACAAGTCTCAGGCACGACTGTTGCCGTGGTAGGCGAGGTACGTTCTTTCACGTTTGACGGTTCAGCAGACACCATTGAAGATTCAGTAATGGGCGATTCTTCTAGAACTTACAAGCAAGGCTTAAAAACCAACACAGTTTCAATCGAATGCTATTGGGATGAGGCTGATGCACAGCAGTTAATTCTTGACGAACGTGCTTCTGTAGATTTTGAAATCTATCCTACTGGCACTGGTTCAGGCGAGACTTTCTTTTCAGGCGGTGGCATTGTAACTTCTCGTTCTATCAGTGGAGCATTTGATGGAATGGTTGAAGCAAGTTTTACCATTCAGTGCAGTGGAGATGTAACCGAAGCACAAGTATAAGGGGATTAAACCATGGGATTAGCAAAAGAGTTACGAAGCAGAAGAAAGTTATCAGCGCGAGAAGTATTAGTGCCTGAGTGGGGTGACGATTCTGGAGCATTTAAGTTATATTGCAGAAGCATTACGTGTTATGACTTAGACCAGTTACAGAAGAAGCACCCTAACTTTTTAAACAATATGACTATCAGTGCAATGGTAGATTTGATTTGCATGAAGGCAGAAGATGAGGGCGGCACTAAGTTGTTTGCATCTGCGGAAGATAGGTTAGATTTGATGGGCGAGGAGACAAGCGTTATATCAGAAATAGCCAATCAGATGTTTGCTGAGATAGAGTCTGCTGAGGAACACGAAAAAAACTGAGAAGCGATCACTCAAGGATGACCATGTTATCTCTGGCTGATCGCCTTCACATGAGTATTGCTGAAGCGGAACAAACGCCCGTTAGTCATTTGAACGAATGGGTTGCATACCACAAAATAGTTGGCGAGAAAAATGATTAAACCTATTAAAATTGCTATTGCAGGTCTCGATAACACAGAAGCAGTATTTGCGGCAGTACAAAAAAGGTTTAGGAAACTTTCTGCAACGATCGACAAGGTTAAAAACCGATTTCCTTTATTAAGTGCATCATTCGCAAAGGTTGGCGGTTTTCTTAAAAGCGCAATATCTACTATTGTCAAAAGTGCATTAGCGATGGGGGCGGCCTTCACGGTTGCCTTATCCGCTATCACTATCAAAACTATGTCTTCTATAGATGCATTAGGAAAGATGTCATCTAAGATAGGAACAACGGCAGGGTCACTTGCTAAACTCCAATTTGCCGCAGAGCAGACAGGCGTATCTGCTGAAACTATGGGTATGGCAATGCAACGCTTTACTCGTAGGGCGGCAGAAGCGGCTAGAGGTACAGGAGAGGCTAAAGGTGCATTGAAAGAACTAAATCTAAGCGCGGCTGAGTTAATTAAGATGCCGTTAGAAGATCAAGTTCTTGCTCTTTCTAAATCATTTGACAAAGTAGAAACATCTGCTGACAAAGTTAGACTAGCTATGAAGCTGTTTGACTCTGAGGGTGTTGCGCTTGTAAACACGTTAGGCGCAGGTTCTGATGGTTTACAGGCAATGTTTAGTGATGCTGAAGCATTGGGTCTAGTTTTATCCGAGGACGCAGTAGACGGTGTAGAAGCCGCTAATGACTCTATGAATCGTCTCAAGACATTGTTTGTTGGATTTAGCCGACAAGCCGTTGCCGCGTTTGCTCCTGCAATAGACGAGATAGCAAAATCATTAACTGAACTTGGTTTGAAAGCCGCTGATGGCGATGTTCAGAATATTGGTG